GGTCGCTCGCGTGAAGGGCGGCATCCCAAATCCCAAGCACCGGCCTGTCGTGGCAACTCCGTGGAACCTTCAGTTCACGATGCAGTACATCGAGAACAAATACTGCTCGCTGGAGAACCTTCGGCAAGCACTGACGATGGGCGGGATGCTCGGAGTTGGGACGTTCCGCCCGTTCTTTGGTCGCTACGAGGTGGAGCAGTTCAAGATTGATTTGTGACTTAGTTTGCGGCATGGCGGGGCTAGGCTCGGCGAGGCCGGGCTAGGCCAGGCACGGCGAGGCACGGCACGGCGCGGAGCGGCGGGGCTGGGCTAGGCATGGCGAGGCACGGCGTGGCGCGGCTTGGCGTGGCGTGGCGAGGCAATGCGAGGTAAGGCAATGAAACCACCATCGTTTAGGAACGGGGGCCGATCAACGCGGCCGTGGTGGGATGCGGCTGGGCGCGGTGTGGCCGGGCCAGGCCTGGCACGGCGTGGCGGGGCCAGGCGGGGCACGGCGTGGCTCGGCGAGGCGCGGCATGGCCTGGCGAGGCATGGCAAGGCAAGGCAAGGGTTTCTTTAAGGAGATCACCGATGGCAGGTGAGTGGTTCCCGATCGACTGCTGCATCCCAGAGAAGCCCGAGACGCTCGAGCTTGTAGACCGCACGGGCCTGGGCGTTGACCAGGTCGTGGGCCGTCTGGTGCTTCTCTGGCGGTGGGCCTGTTTAAACAGCTCCGACGGCACGGCCCGCATCTCGGTTCGGCTGCTGTGCAGGATCTGCGGCGGTGACGAGGCGTTCTGGCAGGAGGTCGAGAAAGTGGGCTGGCTGGTGATTGACGCTGACAACGGGACCGTTGCTATCCCAGGGTGGGATCGCCGGTTCTCTAAGTCGGCTAAATCACGGGCTATGCACGCAATCAGGGCAGATGGTGCGCGTCAGCGCACTACCCCGTGCGCTTCGGCGCACTCACCACCGGCGCGTGGCGCACCAGAAGAGATAGAGGAGATAAGAGGAGATAGAAATTCTTCTTCTTCCCCCAGGCGAGCTGCGCAAGGACCGGAGCAGCCGGCAGGCTGGGAGACGCTGCGGAAGGCTTGGGCTGCTGGCACAGGCCGCCCGTGGAAGCTGCCCAACGCCCCGGACAAGGTCGCAGACCGCCTGGCCGAGGAGGGCTGGTTTGAGAAGGCCCTGGCGGCCATTGAGGCCCTGCCACGGTGCAAATACTTCCGCGACCCGGTGACGCTGCCGCAGCTGCTGGCTCCGGGATTCGTCGACAAGGTGTTGGGCGGCCAGTTCGACAACCCACGGGAGCAGCGGCCTGCGGGCGCCTACCGCGGCCCGGACGACAAGCCACCGGCCGAGGGATTCAAGGGCAAGGACGCCGACGACTTTGAGTACACGAGACGCAAGATGGTTGACCAACTACGCAAGGAGGTAACGACATGACGACGGCCGAGAAGGCCGCGCTCACCGCGCGGCAGCAACAGGCGTACGACTTCATCAAAGCCCACATGGAGCTTTACTCGCCGACTGTGCGCGAGATCGCCAGGGCGATGTCGATCAAGAGCCCAAATGGGGTGGTCGTCCACCTCGAGGCCCTGGAGAAGAAGGGCTGGATCACCCGCAAGCCCAACGCCACCCGAGGGATTGAGGTGACTCCATGACGGTAGAGCAGTTGGTGTGCATCACGGTCGGATTCGTGGTGCAGGGTGCGACGTTTGTTCTGGGCATTCTGGTCGGAATCTCGATGAGAAAGGATTCACATCGTGAAGAAAGAGAAGGAGCCGGAGGCTCCGAGCAGGTGGGACGAAAGCTGTAGCAGGAACTCCCTGCGGCCTTCGCCGTGGGTGCGGCGACGGATCAGGGAACTGGGACTGAGTGGCAAGTTGGTGAAGCACTGGGTGCCACCGGCTGTGAAGCTGCTCGTGCGGTGAATGGCGAGAAGGGACGGAGGATCGTGATGGCTGAGGAAATCGAGCGACTGCGGAACGGTGCAGTGACGGGCTGCGAAACGGTGTGCCCGCACGTTCGCGGCACGGTCACGCAGTATTGCAGCCTCAACTTCACGCTCTCCGGCGAGGAGCGGGATGCACTAGAGTTTGTCGTAGAAACAGGTCGCGTTGCCACTCATGATGAAACAACGCTCCGCAATTTACTTGAAAGAACAAAATGACTGACCGTGACTACTTCGCCGCCGCTGCGCTAACTCGCGGGATGGGCGTTCTCGGCTACGAACAAATTGCAAAAACGTGTTACGAAATGGCCGACGCCATGCTCCGCGAGCGGGAGCAAACGAATCATGACGCTGCGCCGGAAGCGAGGGCCTATCCATCTGAATCCTCCGTTCCACGGGGGAATGGGGGCGGATGCGGCGGGACTGATAACCCCGTGACGCTACCCGCTATGGGCACCGGCGACATTCCAGTTTCCAGAACGCGAGGACGGGTAGGCACGATACTATCCGAGGCCGAAATTGACGCTCTGGAATACGTCGTCGAGGAGGGACGCATCGCCGGTATGGACGATTACGGCATCCTGCGGTCGCTGCTCGTGAGGGTGCGGCCGGAATGGGAGAGCCAATCGTATGAGAAAAACGACGAAAAACGCACGAACGCTGCTATGAATCGGGACGCTACACCGAGCGAGGGTAGTGTGCAGGGCGAGGGTGCGCTCACTGACGCGGAGCGAGAGGCGATTTCATTTTTTGCTACGTTACGCGGCGGCGACTTTGATTCCTGCCTACCGCGCGCCGCCACCCTCCGAGAACTGCTGGAGAGACTGAAGTGAAAACAAAGCCCGTAGCATGGCGTGTAACAAGCGACGGTCAGTCGGACATCTACGAAACCAAATTAGAAGCGATGTTTTGGGGCGATTTCAAAGCTGGCTACAATACCACGCCTGTTCTGGTGAGTCCGCTGTTCGCCGGAGATTCAAAAGAGTTCGCGCCTCAAGGCGCGAAACGACGGAAGCCAGTAAAAGTGTGGATCAGAAAGGTCATGTGGTAGGAGGAATTATGAGACTTCAACACGCTGGTTCATGCGATGAATGCGGAACCGACACGGGTCCGTTCGTCCACTTCGGAGGTGGAACGATGGCGTCCGAGGATTGCGTGATTTGCATGCCGTGCATCTACGCTGCATACAGGTCTACGCACTTGCTGACGATGGTGAATGGGCCGATGGCAGGAATGCGAATGGACGCATCTACGGAGAAGATGAAGCCATTCGTAGACACAAATGGGCGAGTGTATTGGTACGAACTCTCCGACTGGAGTAGGGAAGGCGAAAACACTCCCCACTGCGTGTGGCTGTTTCGCGGCGAGACTGACTCCGAGTCAAAACCACCAGATGTGAAGAGATGAGCAAACCCATCGCCTACGCTGCCGTCGCCGCTGATGGCAGCGAAAGCTCTGCGGTCTACATGCTGCGAGAACAGGCAGACGAAGCCGCTAGAGAGTGGGGCTGGATGGTCGTCCCGCTCTATGCGCTCCCAGTGCTGAGGGCTGAAGACGAGATCGCAATTGAAGCAGCATGGGAACGCACGGGGCTGACGCCAACGTGGCCCGCAGACGAGGCTGGTTGCGGCGTGAAATATGCCAATGCGATGGCGGATGAGATTATGCGGCTCCGCTCGCCCACGCTCACCGCCGAGGAGCGGGAGGCGATCTATCGCGCTGAGGCTCGGCTGCGGACGGCGTATGTGCCGGATCACGAGACAGCCGCCACACTCCGCTCGCTGCTGGCCCGTCTCGCTTGACAAGTGGGCGACTATGGCGGCATGTCAATCGCGTTTTCCGTTGACGGCGAGCCGGTCCCGCAGCCTCGGGCAAAGATCACGACCCGTGGCAAGTTCGCGCACGCCTACGTTGAGGCACGGCACCCGATCCACGCCTACCGCAAGGCCCTACAGCTGGCAGCCGTTGACGCTGGCCTCCGTGCCTGTACGGGAACGGTGGAGGTGGTGATCGACGCCGTGTTCGTGCGGCCAAGGTCGCACCTGAACAAAAAGGGGCTCAAGCCCACCGCACCGCCCGCCCCGCTGCCGGACGTGGACAACGTGGCCAAGGCGGTTCTGGATGCCATCGGCCCAATCATCGGCAACGACAAGCAGGTGAAGCGGTTGGTGATCGAAAAGCGGTACGGCACGGAGGCACGGACGACCGTGCGTGTAACGTGAGCGTGGCACTCGTAACGAGCGTGTCGGCGAACATTGCCGATCTGGCGGCGCTGACCGTTCCGAACAAGCTGGAATATTGCCTGCGGCACGGGTACTCGCTGATCTGCGACAACCAGCCGTACGACCAGGCGGTGGCCAGAGTCGACCTGCTGTGCCACTACCTCGACAGGTTCGACATGCTGTGGACGCTCGACTGCGATGCCGTCATCACAGACATGCGGCAGCCTATCCACGAGCTCGCGTGCATCGGGCCGCACGTCACGGTGTGCGAGGAAGGAATCGTGTCGTGGAACCGCTTGAACTGCGGCAGCATGGTATGGCGAGACACGACCAAGGCACGCGCTCTGCTGCAGACGATTTCCGAAGAGCGTAACCGGTGGGTGGGCCTGCGGTGTGGGTGGCAAACCCTACTCGGCGAGCTCGCTTCGGTTGGCGTGGACGTACTGACCGTGGCACCGCTCCGGGCCTTCAACTCGTGCGTGTGGAACCGGCCGGCGAACGCGAGGGACGAAGTCGGTGGCCACTGGCAGCAGGGCGACTTCGTGTACCACCCGTGCGGCGTCTTTCCGATGGAGGAGCGAACCGAGTGGCTGAAAAGCATTCTGACGCAGGTGAAACGGTGAAAATCCCTGAGCACCTTGTGCGGCCCACCGAGCCCTTCCGGTCATCGTTCGACGAACAGGTCGTCCTTGGGGCCGTCGAGCTCGCCGAAAGCCGGATCGCCATTGTCGGGCTGGCCCGCAACTGCGCGCCGCAGCTGGCAGCCAACCTCGAGCTTGCGGCCCGGCTGGGTGACGCTTGCGGCGAGTGGCAGCTGCACGTCGAGACGAACGACAACGAGGACGCCACCGACCAGGTGCTCGCCGACTTCTGCCGCCAGCACAGCCAGGCGACATTCACAAGCCAGCGGCTCAACCGGCAGCATTTCACCACGGAGTTTGCTGGCCGGCGGACTGAGGCCCTGGCCGAGTACCGCACAGCGTGCCAGCGTTGGGTGCGTGAGTGTGCGGCCGAGGCCGACTACGTCGTGGTGATTGACTTGGACGCATGGGGCGGCTGGCTACCCGAGGGCGTGCTGAACGGCTTTGGGTGGCTTCGAGAAATGCCAGAAGCCTACGGCATGGCCAGCGTGTCGCTCCTGCAGCATCCGGCATACGAGACAAACGCTGCCGGCGAGGCGCGGGCGGTTGCAGCGTGGCTGCACTACGACTGCTGGGCACTCAGGCTGAATTCGTACTGGGACGACTACACCAACGGCCTCGGCGGGTGGAAGCACCAGTGGCTGCCGCCGGTCGGGTCGCCTCCTGTGCCGGTGTGTAGCGCGATGGGCGGGCTGACGATCTACCGGACAGCCGCATATCTGGCCGGCAAGTACGACGGAGCGGACTGCGAGCACGTCACGTTTCACGAGAGCATTGCCGCTGCGACGGGGCAGCGATTGTACCTCAACCCGTCTCAACGGTGCTTGATGAGGTGGCTGGATGGCGGGCAACACGGCAAGGATTGATCTGAACCTCCTTCGCATCCAGTGGGACTCTCACTCGGCTATGGTCGCGATCTGCACCCACTGGACGATCACGAAGGACCAGCTGATCAGGCTCAAGGGCGTGGTGCCGCTGGCTCCTCGCCACGACCGTCGCTTTCGCTTCAAGCCCAAGCGGTCGGAGTGCCGCGACCCGACGCCGAGCGAGATCCGAGCGGCCACCAAGCGTATCCGCGATTCCTGGGACGACGCGACCGAGCAAGATCGCCGCGTGGTGAAGACGCAGTTTTTCCAGCTGCGTTCGTATTCCCTGCCTGAAGAACTGCAAGACAGCCCCGAAATCCAGCCAGATTGGTAGGTATGGTCGCCGACGCCCCACTCGCTGCCGCTGCACCGTTCAACGACATTGCGTCAAAGGTGTCGGCGTTTCTCGTCACGGCTCGCGTCTCGGCGAAAGACGGGCTGACGATAACGGAGTTCGGCTGTCTCGTCGCCGCTCTCGTGCGGCTGGCTGTCGAGACGCTTGACGCCACACAGAACCTGACGGGCGAGGAGAAACGGCAGATCGTGCTTGAGGCTATCGGCGTGCTGTTTGACTCTGTGGCCGTGCTGTGTGTGCCGATGAGCCTGTACCCGTTTTGGTACTTCGTCAGGCCAGCCGCTCGCGCTCTCGTCATCGCTATCGCTGCCGGGACTATTGAGATTCTTCTGCCACTATTGAGGAAGCCGTGATTACAGCACTGCTTGTTGCCGTCGCGGTCTATGCTCTCGCTGGGCAGCAGATCGCAGAGAAGTTCAAAGCGTTCATTGCCACGGCAAAGTGGCCGACGTTTGACGGCAAGCACGTCGCAGCGGTGGCGTTGCTCATGGCTGCGGCGATTGCGTTCGCGCCGCAGCGGCAAGCACCGCAGCCATCCCCTGCGCCGGTGCCGCCGGATGCGTTCACGCTCAAGGGAAAATTTATCGGCGAACGCGCCGCCTCAGACGCCAGTGTGCTGTCAGCCTTGTGCTCAGAACTCGCAGATTGCATTGAGTGGGACGGACAACACGACCAGCGGCTCAAGACGGGCGTGGCGTTTGATGAGCTGCGGATCGCCGCCCGCGAGATGCGATGCCGTGGCGAGAGCATCGGTGCCCGGCAGCCGCACGCCAAAGAAGCCATCCATAAGTTCTTAGACGACGCTGTGGGCTCATCTGGCGGTCCTGTGACGCCAGAGAGCCGGGCGGCGTGGGTGTCGGCACTCCGTGACCTGTCGAGGGCTGCTGCCGATGTCACGCGCTAACCGCTGGTCGCTGTCTGCCGTTGTGTTCGTGATCGTGATGGCGATCTTGGGTGCGCTCGTTGAGCGAGCCACGCACCGGGTCGCGGCACGCATTGACGGGCAGTTCGGCTATGTGCCAGATCCTGCCGGGACGCAGCGTTTCTTGGCCGAGCTCGACCAGCCACTCTTCTCGGACGCTGCCAAGGACGTGATCAAGAACGCCAAGGGGCAGGACACGTTCCTCTATCGCTTCGCAGACCGTGCTCACCGCCAGGTCTACGGCAAGCCTTTCGGCCCGTGGAAGCAGGGAATCGGGGATTGTGTCAGCTTCGGGTGGGCGATGGGAAGTTACGTTGGCCAGTGCGTCGATTGGGCCGAGGGCGAATTGCCTGAGCCGCCCAAGCTCGTGGACACGACCAGCCTGTACTCGGGCAGTCGCACTGCGGGACGGCTTCCCCCGGTCACGCAGGCAGGGTACTCCGACGGCTCCTATGGCGGAGCAGCTGCACGCTGGGTCGCCGGCAAGTGCAAAGACCCGACGGTAGGCGGCATCCTGTTTCGCCAGCCGTACCCCGGTGCCGACCTGACGACCTACAGCCCGCAGCGGGCGAAGGAATGGGGCAACTTGTTGTGCGGCGGTGGGCAAGTGGGAATTTCCCTCGCCAAGCTAGCCAACAAGAACACGGCGACAAACGTCGCCCTCGTGCGAAACTTTGACGAGGCTGCCGCAAGTTTAGAAAGCGGCTTTTGTGTGCCAGTTTGCAGCGGAGTTGGCTTTTCGTCGCAGCGTGACGCCGATGGCTTCGCGCCACGCCAAGGCTCTTGGGCGCATTGCATGTGCTTCCTTGCCGTGCGTTACGCCAAGAACGAAGGCAAGCGTGATGGGCTTCTCTGCATGAACAGCTGGGGCGTCTTTAATGCAGGCCCGAAGTGGCCGGCCGATCAGCCAGACGGCTCATTCTGGGTGGATCGCCAGACGGTTGACGCGATGCTCTCGGGTCAAGATTCGTTCAGCATCAGCGGCGTGAATTTCAAGTATCGGAATCTGGACCACGGCAATTGGCTGCAGCCATTCCCGCCAGAAGCTCGGATGCCTTCACCTGCTCGCCTCATTGCTGACACGTTCCACCTTGCACAGTAGGAGATCCCATGTCGCTTCTCTTGTGGCTCGTATTCGGCGCAATCGCCGGTGGCATCGCCAAGTGGCTGATGCCCGGCAAGTGCCCAGAAGGCTGGGTGCCGACCATCGGGCTTGGCCTGATCGGCTCTCTCGCAGGTGGGCTGCCGTTTGGGAATGGCCCTGCTGGCCTGATCGGC